AAAACTACGAATTATGGATATTTCATATGCGATCGTTGATGTTTTATATGATATGGGTATTTTGAAAAATATTGCAGATTTGTATAAACTTGAACAACATGAAGATGAAATTGTAAATACTGATGGATTCGGTAAAGTATCATTTGATAATTGGATTAGACAAATTAATGATAAAAGAAGAGTTCCTGATTATTTAGTATTAGGTGCTTTAGGAATTTCTGGAATAGCAGAAAAGAATTTTGAACTTATTCTAAATAAATATACACTTGATGAATTACTTGATATCGTTGATGATAAAGATATTGATTCATTAGTTGATATTAAAGGAATTGGTGAAAAGAAAGCTAAGAAGATTATTTCTGGAATTAAAGAAGTAAAACCTCTTATTAAATTCTTAAGAAAAGAACTTGATATTTATCATGAATCATTATCAGATGTTAAATTTACAGTATGTTTCACTAAAGTTCGAGATATTGAACTTGAGAAGTATATTATATCTTTAGGTGGAAAAGTTGTAAATTCTGTTACAAAAGATACCACATATTTAGTAGTTCCTAATTTAGATGTAAATTCAAGTAAGATTAAAAATGCAAATAAATATGGAACTAAAATTGTAGTTATTGATAGGTTAAAATCTGTACTTGATAGAGAGTATGGAATTTAATAAATACCAAAAATAAAGGAGGACAAAAGTATGAGTGATTTCTGGGAGTTAGGAAATGCATTCGGTTTCAAAGATGAGGAACCAAAAAAGAAAAAGAAGAAAAAGAAAGATAAGAAGGGGAAAGAGGGGAAAAAGAATAAAGATAAGAAACATGAATCTGAAAAAGTATTCCAACCTGTTAAAAAGGATATGCCTTATTCAGACTTTTTAAAAGAAGGTAAAAATGGTTTATACTTAGCAAGATGCAAAACATCCGATGGTAAAACATTGGAATGTGTTATTGTAAAAGTATCAGACCACTTCAAATATCCAATGGTTGCACTTACTGAAGATGGATTAACCTATAAAGATTGGATTCGAAAAGAGATCGAAAAACATGGTTTAAATGAAACTGCAAATAAAATCATGTATAATTCCAGAGTTGAGAAAATAACAGGACTTTGTCAAAGCTTCATTGCAGATGTTATTGCAAAAACATTTGAAAAAGATGAAGAAGATGATGAATAATTTATAAAGTTATATTTCACAATTCTTTAAAGTTTTTATTAATAAGAAAGGATTATGATTTATGAGTAAAAAATGTAAGAAAAGTTATTTTGAAAAGACTTTTTCTGGATCATCAAATCATGGATACGACATTAGTAAAAAGAGAAGAAAGAAAAACTATGACATATTCATGAATGATATGAGTAAGAAGAAAAAGAAGAAAAAGAAAAAACATAAAGGACCGAAAATTGATAATATTATCAGTAATACTATCGGTGAATCTGATTTATCAGAACTTATTATGTTTAATAAAATCGAAGATACAGGAATTACAACTTTTGATGAATTGAGTGAGAATGCACGTGGATTATTCGTAGTAGAAATTTTACTTGATGAAAATAAACGTGGATTATTACCGGTATTCATTTCATCAGATGGAAAGGTTTCATGTACAGAAACTGCCGGACCTGTTGAAGAGGTAGTGGCAAGATATATGGCAAGTGAGAATGAAAATCTTAGTGATATCGACATTCAATTAGCAGCCGATAAACTTAAACAAGCAGGAGTTATAGAAGGAATCTATAATATAGATATGGCAAAACTCCTAAAACAAATTAGTATTCTAAAATAAGATAAAATTAAAAATAGAAAGGAAATACCGAATATGAAACTTATGAACAAAGCCACATATTCAGACTCATTGAAAGAAGTAGTAAATGAGTTCAAAAATGATACAAAAGACTTTTTAGTCAATTTTAAAATCGATGATTCTAAAGAGGAATCAGGTGGGAAGCTTGGTATTGTATTTACAATCAAGAAAGCAGATGCAAAAGGACAACCTAGAGAATATAAGGTTGCTATGTATATTTTCGAAGCTCATAAATCAATTACAACGTTTATCATTAATGGAAGAACTCTTCAGTTGTTGTTTGAAAACTCAACTATTAATTCTCCAGATATTGCATTGACATATCTGAAAGAAATCCTTCTTAATGAAGTTAAGTTCGCACGTGAACTTGAAGAGACTCTTAAAAAACAAAAAGAAGAATCAGCAAAGAAGAAGTTTGAAAAGAGAAGAAAGGGTTCTCCAAACAGAAATCAAAAATACAAAAATTCTTCCAAGAATAAAGGTGGATATAAGAAAAACAACCATAAAGGTTCTAAATATCCTAAGAATGGAAATGTTGAAAAACAACACCACGGTTCAAATCGTATTACTACGAAGAAACCTGAATGGTCAAATAACAAAACTGGAGGTAGTAAATAATGGCAATGTCTAAAGCACAAGAGTATTTTGAAAAAGTAGTTATTGAAAATCTGGATGATGTGAATACAATTGGTGAGATGGCAATTCCAATCATCTATAAAAATTTCAAAATTAAATTGAAATATCCGTATGTGCCTATCTCATGTTATGCAGTAATCTTCGATTGTATTTCAAGATATTTGAAGAATCTGCAAAAAACAAAAGACAGTCATTGCATTATTATTGCAAACAGACTTGAAATTGGATTTACAACAAGTTTTGATGTTGAAGAAAATGAAGACCTTGAAAAATTAGGTAACTTCATGTTTTATATGAAACACATTGAGAATAATAAATTAACAGAAGTTGATGATTCAGAACCGAAATCTGTTGTTCGTTGTACTCAGTGGAATGAAGAAAATATTACAACTTCAGTTTCAGACATCAAAGAAATTACAAAGATGGCATCTGAAAAACTCCAATCAGAGTTATCAATTCAGGGTCCAAATCCTGAAATTATTATGCCTCTTTTCTGTACAATTCATGATTCAATTGTTGATTACATGAAACTTCTTAGAGCAAAAGATGACGTTTTTGAAGCAACTATCAATATGGCAGGATGCTATGATATTTATGCAAGATTATTAGAGGATGGAGTTGAAATCTCTTATAAACCTTGTGTATATTCAAAAGGATTCTTTAAAGAAGATGGAGATGCAACAGCGAAGTATGAATAATATGTAAGCGAGATGGATTACTTGTGAAATATCAAGTAATCCATCTTAAATAAAAAATAATTGAAATTCCTTTTTATTTTTTGAAGAATTCAATTATAATTATTTATTATTTATATAGAATAAACAGAGAAAGGGGTTCAAAATATGCTAGAGTATTTATCAGATTATGTATCTGATTATGAAGAAAAACTTAATGTAGATTTAATGACTAAATCCGCAGATGGAAATATTGTTGATTATGTAGTTGATTCATGGAAATCACTAGAAGTTGTTAAGTATATTAAGTTTTTAGGGTATGATTTTAATACCAGAGAAAGTACTATTGATATTAATAGACATATTTTCAAAAGAAATAAAAATGTCCCTAAGAAATATCAATATGATTACAAACTAATCAATGATGATAGGGTAGGACTTCTTACAGTTCATCTTAAAATTAGTATTAATGAAAAAGATCCTAAAACAGGACAAGAGAGAGTCAGAGAAAAGATTATCAATAAAGATATGCTAATTCCATTGATAGATGAAAGAGGGTATCTTTATATAAATGGTAAACCATACTATCTGATTTATCAACTTCTAGAGAAATCTACATATACAACATTAGCATCAACCGTTATTAAATCTTTAATGCCTATAGTAATTAAACGTGTTCCTGTAGTACATGAAGATGTTGATGGTAATAGTTATATGATGCCATTATTTAGAACTTTCGTATTCCATAGGGAAACTGATATTATGCTATTCGTAGCATCAAATTTTGGTATAGAATATGGTCTTATTTATATGAAAGTAGATAGTATTATTCATTTAATACCAAATCTTAATGAAAGAAAAGATAATTGCTTATATTTCCAAATATCAAAAACTTGTTATTTAGAAGTAAATAAAGAAATGTTTGATAAGTGGCAATATGTACAAGCAATGGTAGCAGGTCTTTTATCTATTTTAACAAATAGATTTGATCTATCTCAAATTGATAATACTGAGCAATTTATTAAGAAATTAACACCATCTAATACTTTAGAAAAAGGTATGGATACATTAACATCATTTAATCGTATGCTTGATGAAACTACAAGAAAGATTCTTAAAATAGATGATTATCATAAGAAAGATGTTTATGCTATCATTAGATGGGCTATAATGGAGTTTAATCAACTCCGTATGAAAGATAATATGTCTCTTGAAAATAAGAGACTTAGATGTAATGAATATATTGCATCACTTCTAACACAAGAATTTAGTACACGACTTAATAGAATCATTAATATGGGAAATAAAGTAACACTTGAAAATATAGTTGATATCTTTAAATTCCCTGGGACAATTTTAATACAGAAAATGCACGTATCAGGTGTATTAAGATTCTATGAGTGTATTAACGATATGTCATTTTTCAACCGCTTCAAATGGACGTCAAAAGGACCACATTCATTGGGGCGGAAAAATAGTAATAATATCGCAGCCAGATACCGCGGTGTCCATCCAAGCTTTTTAGGTCAATTCGACTTATTAACTTGTGGAAACAGCGATCCTGGGACATTAAAATCCAGGTGTCCCGTCAAAAACCACTTTAATTGCTGGAACATCTTATTAAGTCATTGGTACCAAAGTGTAATAATCTAATGAATAGAGACAATCAGCAGCGAAGCTTCTATCAATCAAATAAAATAAAAGGCGGTGATATAATTGGGTGTTAGAGGAATAGATTATCGTACACAAGAAAATCTAAAACGTGTATTTGATTTAATGAAAAATCAGGAAGAAAATTTTAAACTTGCATGGATAATTATAAATGGAATAAAAACGAGATATCTTATATCATCTAATGGTATGGTATATAAAGTTAAAGATACTGGTGAAATAAAAATTATTAAGTCTCATTTAACAAAAGATGGACATTTAAGAACTGGTATTAAATTAGATTGTGAAGATAAGGCTATAAAAAAATATGTTCATGTATTAGTTGCAGAAGCATTTGTTCCAAATCCTGATAATAAACCATATATTCACCATAAAGATGGTGATGGTATAAATAATGATTATAAAAACTTAGCATGGGTTACTAAAGAGGAACATGATATACTAACAAAAGAACTTAATCAATATAAAGGAAAACGTGGTTCTGAAAATCCATCGTCTATATATTCAGATGAACAAATAGAAACTGCTCTTAAATTAATGGAAGAAAATGAATTGTATCCTGATGAAATTTGTAAAATTGCAGGTATAACATATTCAGTATTCCAACATTTACGATTTAGAGATAATTCATGGGATTATATAAGAAATAAATATGACATATCTGGATATAATAAATTTAGACGTAGAGAATATTCTGATGAATTGAAAATTAAATTTATAAATCTTAGAACTACACGACCTGATTTAAGATTACGTGATATTAGTAAAATATTAGATGTTCCATATAGTAATATTAAACAATGGAATCGAAAATATAAAAATATGATAGAAGAACGTTCAACGACTATCGAAAGCATAGCTTAAGAGAAAGACTTAAGTGAAGAAGTGAGTAGAGTACATATAGAAATATATGGAAAAGGGTGGCATAATATATTTGGTAACAGAATATATTATGAAGATATAGTCTAACCTTTATGGAGACATAAAGTATTTATGAGAATTTGCTGGTATTCTTTCGCCATTCAGTAAAATTGACGGGTTATATTTTAATACTGAGGGTGAACCAGATTCATTCTTGGTAAACTTCATTAAAGATATTAATCATATCATTAAAGAAGAAGGAAAAGATTTACTTGAAATTGAGTTTGATACTAAAGAAGATTATTACGAAGTAATGAATTATGTAGAAAGATTTCTAGATGATGACATTAGAGTATTTGGTACTTTTAGAGACAAACCATCAGTAATCTTTGAAAGAGAACCTGATATGATTGCTGAACATGAAATTGGCGAAATAACAACAGAAATAGTTGAAGAAAAAGATGAATAAAGAGATGATTAATTTCATCTCTTTATTATATCCAAAGAGAGGAGGTATAAACATATGATGAAATTCATAATTGAATTAGTAGAGGAACAACCTGTGAGTAAACAATGGTCATTCATTTTACTTATGTGGTTAGGTATATGCATTTTATTATTCCTTGTATTTACATTAATCGTTTTAGTGATGACACTAATAAGAAATAAGATTAATGATAATGCTAATAAAAGAAAGTACAAGATTAAGTTGAAAATTCTTAATGACTATAAGTTACAAACTTATGATTGTAGGAAAATGAAACAAATTCAACTTGCAAATGAAACTATGAAAGAATGTGCTAGAGCATTATTTATATTAGATAACGGGGAATATTATGGAAATGAACAATATGCAGAACCAGACTGGGCAGATGGAGAACGTGCTGAAGAACCCGTTCCAGAGGAAAGTGGAGAAAGTACTAATTGATTTTCCAATGATGCCAAAAAATGTAACATTGAAACTTAGGATAAGATTTACACATTCACAAGATACAATACTCCGTAATCAAAAGTATGGTAGAACTATGCTTAGTCCATCAAGAATGTATGTTCAAACTGTAGATGGTAATAATTTATATTTGAGTAGTTCTCCTACTATAGATTTTCCATTTAATATGAAAAATATGGATGGGAAGTTTGATTCTAAAACTACAATGTACTTATCTCATTTACATATAAATTCTTTAAAGCAAACTCTTCGTAGTATGCTTCAAGGAATTCATATGAGAGATTTGTTTTTCTTTATGAATAATCAACTTCATATAAATGAAGAAATTGCTCAAAATTCTAGACAATTTCTTCCAATACGTGGGGTTATGTTAGAATTTCAGTATTGTATAATTCGTGAAATGGCAGGAAATAATGAATATAGTTCATATGAGGGAATAAGAATATTAAATCCTGCAGTTAGAACTATAGCTGAACTTACAGTTGATGAATTGGATGGACTTATCGATATATTAGACTCTATTAATATAGGGCAACTAATCGTATCAGCAACTACTCTTGGATTAAATTTACTAAAGTTGGATTCCAGAGAATTAAATGAGTTATTTATTCCAAGACAACAGCTGATTTTGGTATAATTTCATTCATATATTATTTTAATAGAAGGGAGATAAACTAATGACGACAGAAGAAAGAGAAATAATAGATAAGATAGAATTCCCTATTCATTCTTATTATACAGGACAGAGGGTTACTGTTGCTGGAGAGTTGAAAAATTTCAACAGAGAGGATTTGGTAGATGGGGTTGTCTATATCTATAATGACTGCTTGTGGAAATATTACGAAACCGTACCATCCACATTAACAAATTATCCTATAATTAGTTTTGTAGGAGATGAAATTGTAACTAGAGGAGCAATTGACAGGGATGTAATTACATTAGATGCAATTATTAATAAAACTCTTTGTATGGTTGTCGAAAAGAGTGAAGAAGGTGTTAACTATACAAAAGATTTATTACCAGTTCAATCTGCTTCATCTACAGCAATCTATGTTCCCGAAATTAGGGAAGATGATGATTTCTTAAAGAAATTAATTAAGAAGATATTCTTAATTAAACAGGTTGCTACAAGTGGTTACAAGAGAAAATTTACTAAAGGTTATTCATTCAGTAACCTATATCAATCACTTAATGGTAAAACAAAAATGTCTACTGTTAACTGGCAAACATGGATTGAGTTATTAGGGTTAGATTGTATTTTAATCCTTAAGGACAATGGTGGAGATAAAGAAAGTCCAATCAATGACTATGTTGTCTATAAGAGTAGAAATGACACTATTGAAGTGATTGAAAAAGATAAGATTAATGATTTCTTATCTGAAAATTTATAAAATACCAAGAAAGGAAACATGAAAAATGAAACTTAGTGAAGTTATTAAAGCTTTATTAAATAAAGCTAAATACGGTAATCGAAAACAAAAACAAGAAGAAAATAAAAATGATGATATTGTATTTATCACATTAGATTTAGAAAATGGGGGAGAAAGTGAAATGAAAAATATAGAAGTAACAAAATCATTTGAAGGAAGACTTCAAGATGCAGTTAAAGCATATGGAAAACCTAAAAACAAAATTACTCTTGGAGAGGATTTCAGCGATGAGCTGATACCATATGTTGCAGTGAACAACTTTAAGAAAATTATTAATGAAAAATTCCCTCAATTAACCGGTGTAAGATTGGGATGTAAATGTGTTAGATATAAACTACATAACTCTATGAAAGAGTGTATTAAAACAGTAAATCGATCAGGAGTTATGTCAGCAAAAATTGTTTCATGTACAAATGTGGAACATGATCTCAGAAAGTATTCTGAACAGATTCCATTCGGATTCATTATCAATCTCAAATATGATATTCCGGTATATGATATTACTGCACACAACGATTCTTACCCAATTGATTGGTTTGTAGTACAAGTTAGTACTGAGGTCGAGGTTGAAGGTTATGCTCATGCAGGAGACCTACCATCAATCTATAATACCGATTGGTATGATGTTGATATCACTAAGATTATTTCAAGTGATAAAGATGTAATGGATAATTCTCTCTTTGAAGTTGCAAAAGCTGTTATTGAAAGATCAATTGAAAAATGCCCACTTGCACTTGAACTTTGTGTAAAAGATTGTAAGAAGAAAGCATTGTTTGATAATGTTCTTGAGAAGAAAGACATCTTCAAGAAAGATTACTATTCATTCCATACAGAGTCATATACAACTCAAGATGCAGTTACAAAGAAAATTGCTGGAATTAAATAGAATTATCTGTAAAACGATAATTTAATAATTTAAAAAAGGAGATTGAAATTATGGCAGGAAAATCATTCGTTCAAATGAAAGCAACATTTGATGATATTCGAGAGGTTAAAGATGCTCAATTACAAAAAGCAGGAAAAGAGATGGCTAGAATGTTATCAACATCAACAAACATGAATGAAACTCTTGATATCATTGATAAACTTCTTAAAGGATTTTCAGATTCAGATAAATATGTTATCATGAAATATGCATTTGTTGCTATGATTTAAGAGGTGATATTATGAATAAAAATAAGTTTGCAAAACGTGGTTCAAAAAAGGTTGGTCCAGCACCAGCACAAAAACAATTTGGAAAACCATGGAGAGGTGCAAATACAACAGGATTTTCAAATTCCAATAGGAATAACAGATCCTTTAAATCAAATTAATTAAATTAAAAGAACAGACTCCTTATTAAAGGTTGTCTGTTCTTTTTTGAAAAGAGTAGGTTTAAATATGGAAAAAAGAATTGATGTATTTCATACCCATATAGAGGTTTCACCATATACAAAAGGTGAATATTTTGAATTGGAAAAAGCACTATCTAGATGGGAACAAAAAACAAAGAAATTTGGTAAATATGAACCAGTTGCTTATTTCATCAAAGATGAAATATTATATTTACCAAAAGGAATTAACATTGAAATTCTTGAAAATAAATTTGGTTGTAAAGCAACTATCAATTATAACTTTGGTATTAAAGAACAAAGAATGCAGACAAGATATGATGTTTTAGTACCACCGAAAGATGATACTCAAGAAGAATCAGTTAAGTTTTTAACTTCATCTGAAGAATTTAGAGGTACAGCACCATTCTGTCAATATACATTGAATTTAGAAACTTCTGGTGGTAAAACTTATTGTGCTATAAATAGTTTTACTAAAATAGGTGTAAAAACTTTAGTTATAGTTAATAGAGAATATTTATCATCTCATTGGAAATCTGAAGTTATGCACTTTACTAATATACCAGAAGATAGAATTATACAAGTTGATAGTACTACAATACCAAAAATACTTGAAGCAGAGTTAGAAGGTGATGTGTATATAATGATGCATCAAACTATTCAAACATATGCAAGAACAAATGGTTGGAGAGAAATAGATGAATTTATGCGAATTGCTGGAATAGGAGTTAAAATTTATGATGAAGCTCATGAATTTATTTCATCGATATTTCTAATTGACTGCTTCACAAATGTAAAGAAAACATTTTATCTTACTGCTACATTTGGTAGAAGTAATAGACAAGAAAACAAAGTATTTCATTTGATGTTATCATCATCTTGTAAGTTTGATGATAAATTAATGGAAAGAGATAAAAAGATTCACTATATAGTTGTAAATTATAAAAGCAATATTCCTATGAAATATGTTACAGGTATGAAAGGAGCACATGGCTTTTCAGCATATAAATTTATTGATGCTGCTATTAAACATGATAGTGAACGAAAAATATTACATGCAATAAGATATGCTTTGAGTGAAGCATTAGAACATGATGGACAGATATTATTGATAACACCCAAAAAGGAATCTGTAGAGTTTATGGCTGATTTTGTATCGAAAATGGTAGGAAATTCTAGGACATTAGGAACTATATTTTCAAATAATAGTGAAGAAGTTAACTTACAGAACCAGAACTGTGATATCATATGTTCAACGATAAAATCATGTGGTACGGGATTTAACCCACCAAATTTGCAAACTATTATATGTGCAGAACCGCATTCATCTAGACTTATGACACATCAATTGAAAGGTCGTTTAGATAGATTTAAAGGTTCAGACACATATTTTTATGATATTTTAGATTCAAATATTCCATTTATGGATAATATAAAAGGATATCATTTAAAAGAGTTAGCTAAATTTGCAAAAGAAATGAATGAAGTATATATTTAAGGGAGGATAAAATTATGTCAGGAATTGATACAGGAACAAGAGCTGAAATGCTTTCGGAAAGATTATTGATTGCAAAAATCGATGAGTTATCAAATAAAGAAAATCTTGATGAAACAGATAAATTCTTACTAGCTACCGCAGAAAGAGAACTTAGAATTTTAAGAAGAATGAGATATACTAGTCTTGACACTTGTGGTAAAACCCTTGATGAATTAGATGAAGAGTTATCAAATAAGAAGTTGTACCTTATTGATAGAAATGAATATAATTCTATGGTCATGTCTAAAAGACAGTTAGATTCTATTAAAGAAATTCTTCATATTGAAAAGGAGTGATAATGATGGATAAAGTAGTAATTGTTAAAAATCCAAATGGTGATACACGTTCTGCACCAGATGATGTTTCATTTCTTCAATTCAAAGGGGCAAATAGAATGCATATTGCAGATGTTTATAATGTAATGTCATTACTTGGAAGATTATGTAATCAAGCAGGACAAAATCATGATCATACAAAAATTTCTCAAGAACGAATGTTCTTTAGAGATTTTCTCAGAACAAAAGTTAATGGTGATGATTTTAGACAAAGTGAATTTCATAAGATGCATGTAAAAACTGAAAGACATCATTTACAATCACATGTTCCAAAAGACGTTAATTTAATAGATGTGATGGAATATATTTCAGATTGTGTTTGTGCAGGACTTACAAGAAGTGGTGAGATATTTGATATAACACTTGATCCTGAAGTTTTGATCAAAGCATTTGAAAATACGGTAGAACTTGTAAAAGCTTCTGTGGAGGTACGAGATGGCATTAATATTCAAAACGATTGATGAAAAATTAGAAGATCTTGGATATATTAAACAATTTGAAAATGGTGTTTGTACAAGTTATGAACGTAGAGAAGTTGGTAAATATAAGCATCAAAAATTTTACTATCATGTAGTTGATATAACAGATAACTTTATTAATTCATATCAAAGAGGGATTAATTCTGATAAGCTGAATAATTCTGTTAAATTAAACTATAAAGAATTAAGATTATTTTTAAAGAAAATGAAAAAAATACGAAAAAAGTATTTTAAAAAATAATTATAAAACATATTTTTAAAATACCATAGTTAATTTGTATAATTAACTATATCTTCGTATATTAAGTTTTTGATGATATGTAAAGTCCATGCCATATAGCTTGGTAAATAACTTTTTCATTAATCATGTATCCTTGTAATGTAAATAAATCTAGTAACGAATATTGATTTCGTTACTAGATTTATTCATCTTCAAAATTCAAAAATGGTTCTACTGGAATTGATAATAATTCAGTAACAACATCTTGAGCCCATCCATTTCCACCACGTTTAGAATAATTATCAAATCTAACTCTAAGAGTTTGTCTTATTTCACGTGTCATAGGCTTTCCACATTTAATATGATCATATTGTAACTGAGTAAGATATATTCTAAATTCATCATTATCATTATCAAATAGAATACCCATATCGTTATTAACTTTATCGATTGATTGTTTAACTTCTTCATTTACTTTTTTGATAGAAGCTACATCATCATTTAATAACTTTATTTGATTTGTAATTTCTGGAAGTTGTTCTATTTTAGAAGCTATATTTTTTATATTCTCTTTGAATATTTTTTGCTCTTTCTCTTCTTCTTCCTTTTTCTTTTTATATATTTCATATTTTTCTTTTATAATACCATATAACCATTTCCAAAAAGGAAAGGTTGTTGCAATAATGACTACGATAGTAAGTATGACAATACCTGCTTTAGATTGAGACAGGTACTTCACAGCTACTTCCCAGGCACTTTCTGTGAGTTGCTCTTCTCCCATAAGTTGTTACACAGCCTTTCTTTTTAAGTTTACATAATTGTTTATGTTTCGAGAATTCTCGGGATATAGAGAATAGTTATATTTTTTAAATATATAATATTATTTTGAATATAAACTAAATAAAGGAGATTATATTATGGGAGAATACGAAATTAAAAAATTAGAAAAGGATTTAGAAACTGTTGAAAATGCAGAAATTAGTTTAGAAGAATCTAGTAAACTCCATAAAGAATTATTAGAAGAACTTCAGGGGTTAGTTTAAAATAAACCAGTACGAATTAACGTACTGGTTTATTTTTTTATAATTCTTTTTTAAGTGTTGATTTGAGCATATGACCTTTTGTTACTAAGTCAGTTTTTATTCCCATTCCTAAGAAATAAGTATCTACTGTATTTAATGCAGCCTTATTATTTACATCATATGTCAAATCATCAAATTTAACATACCCTTGCTTAGAAATATCTGATAACATTTCTCTTTTAGCAACCATATCATCTGCTCTAGGTCCATTTAATTCTTTAAGACAATTTGTCATTCCTAAAGAAACCATCATAATATTTTCAAGGTCTGATTCACGACCATTTTTATCAGCACCAGTAACCTGTCCAGTTAATGGAGATCGGATATCACTTGATGTTGAAATACCATTCTTCTTTGCGACGGTTTGTTGTGTTCGTTTGATATGTATATATCCAACAGGAACCTCAACTCTGGTTCTGATAACTTTATTCTTATCCATTGAAATATGTGGTAAATACACATATTCAAATAATGGAACTTTTATAACTTTAGCAGCACGTTCAATATCATCAAACGTAATACTTCTTTCATTATAAACAATATCTAATGTTAAATAAGCATCCTCATCTTCAAAAAATCCTTTAAACCACTTTTTGAATGTCGGTGGTGTCATAGGATCAAAAAGATTTTTATACTTATTGGTATTATTCTGTGATTTATCAAATGCTGAAAAGAATTTATAAATAAGATATGTCATTTCTTCTTTACAAGTTTCAGCATCTATATTTTTATCATATAATTCTTTTAGTGAACGTTTAAGCTCAATAATACATTTATTACCAAGTGATACTAAAAGAATTGATGGTGTCATACGTTTAAGAATAGAGTTTGAAGCAATAAATGAGCTTACTTCTTCATCTTTTCTAAATTCTGAATATGGTTCATATCCAGCAGGAATAACCTCACCAATAGTTGTTTTTAATCCTGCGTAATATGCGGTCTTAGAACCAACTTCGAGATATTCTTCATGTTTAATATAGAATTCAATTAAAACACCATCTTCAATTTTTTGTCCTTTTAATACACCATATTTATTTGGAGAAACTTTACCTGTAGTTTCATTAAAGAGTATTCCACATTTCACAATAGAACTATCAGGGTCATATTGTGATAATAGTTTTTTCTTTTCATTAATTTTACGATAATATTTTCCAAATATTTTTTGTAATGAAGGACTAAGTTCAGCAAGATCGACTGTAGAGTACATCTTAATATCTTCGATTGTACCTGCAATCTTAGACTGAATATTATTTCTACTATTTTCAATTACGCCCTCTTTTAAGGTGTCACTCAAAGTTTCAAGTAACTTATTAAGTTCATTATCTTCAAATGAAGTATCAAACTGAATTAAAGAAGACCCAACATCAATTTTATCACCAACTTTAGCAATATAATCAACAGTAGCATTTTTACCAATAACAACTTGTTTATTGAATACCATTTCTGTTGCCATATCATGTGATAATTTTTCTGTAATAACTGTTGAATCTTGATATGTATTATAAGTAGATAAAATAGCTACTTTAGCAAGTGTACCAAAATTCATTTTATTACCGGTATATTGATTAGACCTAAAGAAGTCTTTATGCCATGCTAATAAATCATGCTTTTTAAATTTATCACCTAATTTAAGATTTGTCACAAGTGTATTAGCGATATAGAAACCTCCACCACCATTTTTCTCAATTTTAGATTTAGTATTAATAGCTTGGCATTTTCCACTCTTGTATTTACAAATAATGAGACCTAAGTCATCATTTACTTCTACAACTTCACCATCTTCTTTAGCATTAATTACGAAATCTGAAGATAAATGAAATCTCATAATTTCTTCAGCACCATTTGTAATTAATACTGGTGATGATTTTTTAACAGGAATAATATGTTTTGACTGTTTTATACTATGTCCTGTTCGTGTAGGGTCATCTTGTTCAGGTGCTAATGGTGTAGCCATTTCTGCAGGAGATAAAAGATTTACATCTTTAAGATTATTATCTTTTGAATAAGGTTTAAGATAACCTCTAGCAGATACTACATTAGGTTCCATAGTAAGAGTTTTTTGAACACCAACAGAACCATCTGGTGATGTTGCAAGACCCATAATTCCAATCATTGATTGGTCATAAACACGTTTATCCTGTGTATAAGTTCTGTCTTCGTTGATACCTCTCCAACCTTTATACATGGTTGTATGAGTTCTTTCCATTTCAAGTAATGGAGATAATGTAGAATATTCTTCTACTGTTGGTAGAGCGAGTAATTTTTTCATTACTATATCTCTTTGAAGAGATAATTTCTTTTTACCATTTGAATTCTTATAAATTACATATTGCTTAGCAATAGCATCATAAAGAATAGCTGGTAAAATTTCACCTCTACGGATTCTACATAATTTCTGATTATAATCAGGAGTATATTGTGAATCAGAAAGCAATGAGTTTGCATAAACACATAAAGGTACAATAGTTGTTGGAAGATTTAAATCTTCTAATATTTCTTTAGTAATAGGGTCAATGTTAAATTCATATGTGTTCATAATAGCATTTGCTATACTACGTTTTCCATATACTTTAACTAAATAATCCATATATGGTTCTTTAGTTTCCATATCACCTATATTATACTCTTTAGTTTCAATAAGTCTAAAACCATTCATAATTAAAGACTGTGAAACGTTTTCTTTATATACTAATACACAATCATGAAATTGAAGTACTGATTCATTTGATGCTAACTTCTTAGGAATAGATTTTTCTAATCTGTATTCCAAATTAAGTGCTTTAAGAACACTTCCAAATCCTTCCCAGAATGCTAATAAAAGACCTAATGAAACTTTTTGATGCATCGTTGTTGCAGCTGAATACATAAGTCGTTTAGGAGTTTTAATTGATTCGTATTTTTCTTTAAATTCTTCAGGTAAAGAATTTAAGATAACTTCTGAGATAGATAAATCAGAATCAGTTTTCTGTGTATCATAATCAATAAGAATTGGTTTTTTATCTTTAAAACCAATAAACATCTCATTCTCACCAATTTGAACACCTTCAGAATCAGCAACACTGAGTGCTTCTTGTTGATTGAAGTATATCGTACAATTATCAGAGTTAAACTTAATAAATTGCTTACTAAGTTCATCATACTCTATTGTGGTGATATAATCACCATTTAACTTATATGCATAACCAACTTCAAAATATGATTCTAAATCAGATTCTGAAGAGATTAATTTTTTAAGTCTTTCAAGTGATGTAATAGATTTAGTACCAAATCTTTCAATAAACATTTTGTTGTAATTTGTTACAATCTGTACTTCATCTGGTCCAGATTTTACAACTGGATATAAAAAGTTTTGATACAAGATAAGTTTTTTACCTCCACCAATATATAAAAACTTATCATCTATAAATTTAGGTACATCAACTGTTATAGTATGACGTTGTCTATTGACATCCTCTAATGTAACAGTATATGTGTCTTTGTAGTTAAGTTCATCTGATGTATCTTTAACATCAAACTTTATAACTGTAAGTGGTATAGACTTATCATTAAGTGAAGTAAAGACATTAACCATATCTTTTTTGAATACTTCATTAGTATAAGTCTTGTCAAAGTTTGCAAATCCAACATTTCTAATATTATCATTAGTAGATTTTAATGCTTTAGAGACATCAGTTTTTGGAATAGGCATATGAGTACTTTTGATAGATTTTAGTTTATCAATTGTCATATTACCTACTGCAATTTTTCCTTGTTCTTCTCTAATTTTCTTATCTCTAGCACTACTAGCAGATGATACTGGTTTTGAATCTCCAACTAAGTTTTTATAGATTTCATCTAAAAGTTTTTTATCATTTTCAATTTCATCTTTAACTACTTTTTCAGCTTCAGATTCATTATCAGTAGAAACAACTTTATCTATCTTTTCCGAAACAGCATCTACTACTTTAGGAGTTTCTTTTTCTTTTTTCTCAGGTTCAATAATAGATTTGATATCCTTTTCATTCAAAGTTTTTTCATCCTGATTATCACCTGTAAAATTAAATTCTTTATTAAGAGTAGATTTTACATTTTCAGCAGTTTCTTCTTTTTTCAACAACTCATCATTCATAGAAGATTCAATTGTTGAAGCTTTAGAAGGAATAAGACGTGTTAATAATACTTTGAATTCATTAGCAGTCTTGGATTTTTCTGCATGCGCTGGATTTATTTTGATTGAGCGATTCTTATAAAAAATAAAGATATCATGATCAAATGATTTACAAATATCAATATTTTTGTATAATGTGTAATAAATCATAAATAATGGGTTATTTAATTTATCTCTTAAATTACCCACAAATGCATTTGAATATCTTTCTGCATTTATTATGATATATTTATTTTGATATTCCGATGTCTGTGGATCATCTACGATACTTTTAAAATATGCCCAAAAATTAATCATTCTTGACATTGGGTCATATTTATCTAATAATTCATGATAGATTTGAAGGTATCTAGAAAGTTCAAAATAACAGTTTCTATCAAAACCATTTAACGTTATTCCAGGTGCAGTGGTTAATGAAGTTTCTTTTTTAACTTTATCATATATAGAACGTTTTTCTTTCATATCTCTGATAAAGAATTTCTTATTCTTTAATCTACCTGAATATGTTGCGTTATAATAATAATGAGTATAATTACTGATAGGATAGTAATTTATACCACTATTGATTTCAGATATAGTATCTGATACTGACCTAGTAAATAAAAATACTAAGTTACCATGTCCCGTTTTATCACCTTTTGGAAGATAAACCTTTCTTGAAAATAATGATAATTCAGGAACATCGATAGGGTAAATCATATTCTTCACCTCTTTCTATCTAGTTACAAAATTGTTTTCTGGGTAATTTTACAGGTAACAAAAATATAAAATGAATAAGTAGCGTATTATTCATTTAGTATTTTAATTATTGGAAAATGTTCATGATGCCTCGAATATTTGTAAAAAATTAAAATATGTAAAAATAAAAGAAGAACGTAAAATATACGTTCTTCTTTATTTAATTTAATACTGAAATAATAAAATTTCTCTCTTCAATTGTAATGTTTCCATTAGCACATGATTCATTGACTGCAAGTTTTAAATCATTATTTTTTATAGTTTCTTTAACTATAGGTTGTAATTTATTCTTCCTATTTTCATCTTCAACTCTACTAGAAATTATTCTCTTATATTTATCTATAGATCCATACATTTGATAAAATACACCTTTTATTTTATTTCTTCGTCCATTAATCATTTCAGGTTTAAAAGTTTTTTCTTCCTTCCATTGTTTAGCAAGCCCTATAATACCATTTAAAGATTCTTCTAAAATAGTAGAAATTGCGCCAACTCCAAATGTAGGTAAACCTAAAAGAATAGCTTTCAATAAAACAAGTAATGACTGATAAAAACCATTTCCTACTGCAGATAAAATCGAATCATCTAATGCATTAATATGTGATTCAATATCTTTAAGAAGTTTTTTAACATTTTCACATTCAGCACTTGCAGTTTTATAATCTTTATTTTTAAGAGCATTATTGATTTTATCAGAATATTCATTAAATGTATTCTTAGCATCTTTAAATAATTTATTCATATCTGATAAATTTCCAGATTCTTGTACATATAGTTCAACCTGTTCAAATAAATAATTTGATATAGATTTTTGAAGTGTATTGTAATTAGACATCATAAATACCTCTATTCTTTTTTTATTAAAATAATGTCATATTAGTGGTAGGTGAACCAATTTTGTTAAGTTAACTTTCTCTATCTATTGGTAATTTACGAGAATTACAGAAAACTTACTTAACAAAACTGCAATCAAGAAGAATTAGAAGGAAAAATTCCAAACTTAGAAGTTGTTAGTGGAAATTGTACAGCATGGAATTGTACTATAGGGGAAAGTGTTTGCTATAAATATGGAAGAGTTTGTACTGTAAAAGTTAGAGGTTGGTTATCAGCTAGAGCTAAAGGAACATCTATTCTAGCATTACCATGGCATCCAATTAACACTCATTTATCTAGTCAATTTGGAACACTTCTTGTTTGTGATACAACTACAGGAGATGTATACCCTACACATGTATCTTATGATAGAACATATAATATTATATCTTTGGGTCTTGACATAGGGGAGAAGTATGTATTATTTACATATGACTGTACATATATTTCAAATAGTTAGTTTTTATATATAATTTAACTTATTAATAAAATTTATTGATAAGGAGAATGATTATGGAACAAATTGTACAATCACAACATCAAGAAATTGATTGGGAAAGTATATTAAAAGATTTAGAATGTGATTATACCGCATGTCCTAAAGTTATATTAAATAGTATTGATTGGAAAAAGGTTTTGGAAAAAACTACAAAAAAGAAAGATGTTAATGAAGATACTATTAAAGAATCAGTATCTATAATAAAATATAACTTTCCAGATTTGGATTATAGTGATTTATTTTTTAACCTATATAAAAATCAATACGATAATATAGGTCATATGTCATATGGTCTTAATAATATTAATGGAAATGGTATTATTATTAGTGATAAAAATATAGATACTATGAAATACGATCAACCGAGAATTCAAATTGGTGATATTATAAAGCATTTTAAACAAGAACTGATAAAGGATGATGAAGTTTTACAAAATAAATATCTATATAGAGTTACAGATATTGCTAAACACACAGAAACTGGAGAGATGCTTATAATATATCAAGCATTATATTATCCATTTGAAACATTTGCAAGACCACAATCAATGTTTTTTGAACTTGTTGATAGAGATAAATATCCTAATGTAAATCAAAAATATCGTTTAGAAGTTTTAAAACGAACAAATTTAGCAGAGTAGATTTTTATCTACTCTGCTCATATTATTTATAATTTAAAAAACTACACTTCATTAAATCATAGGAAAATTGATGATTAGAAAGTGAGGTATACTATATGTTAGTATCAGCTGAAAGATTACATAGATGGAAATGCAAATTCTGTGGATCAAAAGATAAAAATATATCATCTGGATTTATTCCAAAAAGTTCTACAGATACAAAACTTGAAGAAGCTATTAAAGTTGTAGCATGTAACCAATGTGGACATGTTGAAATTTTTGCGCATTCTGCAAGAGTGTTAACACACTTAATATCTGGAAATAGGAATTTAATCACAATTGAAGATTCAGAGAATTTTGTAAAAAATTTCCACGAATTAAATCATATCGATCCTAAAATTAATCCTCATAACGAAATTGCTATGAACGATGCATTAAGGAAAGATAATAAAAATACCTAATAAGAATGAAGGTCAAAAATACTCGGAAATATTTCAAAAACCAAAATAAATAAAAAAGAGAGGTTGAAAAATTTTGAGTATTACAAATGTTTTTAATAATGAAGATAGTACTTTCTTATCACAAGTTCCTGTGGGTTTATTAGAGCAAAACATATTAATGCAATTTGGTAATCCAGATAACTTTAGAATGGATTACATCTCATCATTCATAAATCAATATAATTATTCTAAAGAATTAGTTGAAGATGATGATGAGAACGATACGTTACTGTCCTATCATGATAATTTTATTGATTTCATGGAAGAGACACTTATGAATCGATTGGGAATAGGTATTAATAATTTAAAAGAAATGAGTAGAGAAGAACAACAAGATTTGATTCATTTCACATATCGTTTCTTTATTATTAATATGAAGAATAACTTCTTCAATCTATTCTATAATTACATTAACGAAAATAAAGAGTTCTTTATCGAAAATGCAACTCGAAGAAAAGACATAACAACTCAAGCTTTTAAAAAAGAAATTGATGAAGACGATGCTACTATTTTAGCTAACTTATCAGACATTATGAATTATATAGTCCATGATGTAAAGTTAGATGTTGATGATTTCTTACGATTATGTGAAGGCGATGAACCGTTAACTGAATTGACATTGGTCGCAGAATATTATGAAGATTTTATTTTAACTGGTAATTTTACCGAAAAATATTGTAATATGATTCGCATTCCTATGAGAATCAAAATCGAAGGAGAAATAAGAAATCGAATTTTAAAGAAGTACCGAGAGGAAAATCCTCTGTTACCCCGTGAAATTATCGAATAATTAATTTATTTGATATATTATAAATATGAATATATACTTAGAAAGGATTGGTAAAACCATATGTGGGGAAATAACTCAAATAGAATGAACACACAACAAAACAATGGTGTTAGTGTAAATACTAGATTTAAAACATTCAATTCAGATGTTTCATCTATGGCACTATCATTATGGAACCAAAGTTACAGCATTACAATTAGTCCAGCAATTGGAGTGGACGGAAATGGAGTAATGCAATATGACCAAAATCGTCAAGGAAAAACAGCATTAACAATCGAAGCTTGTGAAGCTTTAGTAGAACAATTCAGAACAGTGATCAAACCAGTTTATGACAGAGTAGTTCTTAATGGAGAACCTTGTCCAGAACTTTTGAGTGTTACAGTCGAAACAGGTCGTGAACCTAAACGAAATGTTGTAGGTTTCGAAATGACACCAGCATCAGATGGTGGAGAAACACCAGATCTTTATTTCGTTTATTATGGTATGGTAGATAGTAATAATATTGCTTCTCCAGCAAGCACATTCAAACATAAGTTTGATAAACGTGTAGTAATGTTGGATTATAATCCTAATACAGGATTATCTAACAAAACTATTCATGCGAATGCAGACTTCAATTCATTCCTGAATATGCTTACAAGCAATCAATTATTATTACCTTACTCAGAACATGTAAGAAAATTCCATTCTGAAAGAGGAAAATCATTTCAGAATAACAGTGGAAACTCATACCAAAGTAACTCAAATGGCAACCAATATGGTGGTCAAACACAAGGAATGAATTTCGCTGCACCACAAAATTCTTACAGTAGTGGTAGTGGAGCAACAGGTGGATTCTTTGATTTCCCAGCTCCAGGACAAAATGACGAACTACCATTTTCATAAAATGAATGGGAATAAGATTTAAATCTTATTCCCATCTTTTATTTTTGAGGTGAATTAAATGAAAGAACCTATGAAATTTGATAATAATGTCAGATTTAGATCATCTAGCAGATTATTTCAAAATTCAACATGTGTATTTGTTGAATATACAGATACTATTCAATTACAATGGTTTACATTTCTTTCTTTTTTTAGAAATAATGAAAGTGTGTATGATTTATTTAATACTGACGTTATAAAATATTTATCACCACAATCACTTTTTGATTTTTATTTAGAAAGAAAATATAGGAATCCATTGGTTGATTTATTAAAGGATAAAGAAACTATTGAAATTGAAACTTTAGATAATTTACTCAATAACTTAGTAAATTCTGAAGAAATATTTTTCAATTCAGATGTTGATACATTAGTAGTTCCTATTATAAATAATCTACTTGCTATGTCATTAGTAAAAGAAGTAGTAATTTATTATCCTGAAGAAAATGAATTTGTTAAAAATGATATTGAGAAAAAATTTGGAAATTCTGTAAAATTAGTAACAGGTGATATCAGAGATGTTTTAAAAACAATTCCTTCTGATACAACTTATTTCTTTTCAGACGTGATGAATGTACTAATATTAGAAGAATTAGGAAAACTGGATTTTTCATCAGTATTATTACCAGTGAATTATAGATATAATTTCACTGATGATAAAAAAGATACTTTTTTGATAGATATGAAATATTTATCAACTAAGCATACATTTAAGTGGGCAACATTTAGAATCGCTTGATTCTAATATCTTTAAAAACACCACTTTAAATAAAAATTTGATATAAGGAGAACAGAATATGTCAAAAGGTAAAAAGAAAAAAGATATGACATTTGCTCAGTCTATTGTAGCATTTGACCCAGAGATTAATGTCATATCAAAGGATGTAATGGATTCTAGAATTTCATCTGTGTTTGACCAGATAGCTAGTACATTACAAAAATCTTTAGGACCAGTTGGTGCACATGCTATTATTTCACAACCACCTGGTTACCATGTAACGAAAGATGGTTTTACTATCATGAAAAATATTCGTTACAATTCACAATATGGATACGTTGACCAAGTCATTTCCGGAATGATTGCAGATATCTGTGGAAGACTTAATTTTGCAGTAGGTGATGGAACTACTAGTGCTGTAGTTTCTGCAAATGCAATGTATCAAGAATTTAAGAAAAATTCAGATAAGATTAATAAGTTATTTTTCTTACCTAGAAACGTTCTTAATCGAACAAAAGAACTTGTTGAAGATGTTAATAAACGTCTTAGTTTATATGCCACAGATATTAAGAGTTTACCTCTTGAAGAAATGTGTGAATATATAAGACAAGTAGTATATGTATCATCAAATGCAGATAAAGAACTTACAGACATAATTGTTGATTTATACAGACAAATTGGATATCCAGCAATTAGTGTAGTTAAAGCTGCAGATGGTGTGACAAAAGGAAGAGTTGTTGACGGATTCATGTTCCATGCAAAACTTATGGACAGAATCTATGTAAATAATGACAACCAATCATTACATGCACAAAAATGTGATGTTGTTATATTTGATCATAAAGTTAGCCTTAATTCATACAAATATATTTTGGCACCTCTTTCAGTTTTATGCAAGATGAGAGGAAGAAAACTTATTTGTATTGCACCTAATTATGATGAGGTAACACTTCAAGGTGACATTCTTAATGATTTAAATTCTGAATATAGACAGACAAAAGATATCAATCTTGTAATTATGGGATATAGAAATTCTCGTAATTCAGATAAGAAACGTGTTAGTGACTTGGCAATGCTTTGTAATACACAACTTATAACTCAGTCTATTGAATATGAAATCATTAAGAGAACGAAAGACCTTGTTGATACTAAATCAGATGTATCAAACCTTCTTCAGTATATCAATCTTGATAACCGAAAAATTGAAGGTAATATGATTATGGCTAAAAATTCTAACTCCCATGCACAAGTTCCATATGTATTAAAAAATGCAGATGCTGGTGAAATTGGAGTTGTTCCTCTTGATGAAGAATTCTCATTCAGAATCGGATATACCGGTGAAGTTATGCTTCATTATGATAAAGAATCTATCTTTAGAGATTTTGATTATGATGAATCATTGTATGAGAAATATGTAAACGATGCTAAAGTTGAACTTGATGCTGTTATCGAAAAGTACAGCAAACTTGGTACATTTAACTTTGAAGTAGATGATGCTCAAAAGAGATATCTAAGTTTGAAACTTAAAATGGGACAAATCGAAGTTGGTGCATCAACAGATTTCAAACAGCAATTCTTAGTTGATGCTATGGATGATGCTGTAAAAGCAGCTTTGTCTGCATACAGAAATGGTGTTATCAATGGTGGACATACCACTTTATTAAACGCTATTAGGGATGAGATAGATTGTCCTGAAAGATCAGATGCAGATAAATTCTTACTGGAAGTTATGTTTAAAGCATTTAGACATGTGAGATTTTGTGTTCTTGAAAACGGATTTAGTAATAAGAAAATCGACTTGTCAAATATCATTGCTAAAGAAAATTTATACACTTCTAGTGAAGATGTAATGGGTGATATTCTTGGATGTATTTCCGAAAACATTGGAGTTCGAGTAATTTTCCAAGAAGACATTTCATATATTAATGATTTCATGAGTTATCTGAAAGTCACATATCGTGATAATCCAGAAACTGATTTATTCACACTTATCAATGAGATTGAGTTGTATTCAGGTACAACTCTTGATTTGGATATGAGTGAAAGTACAGTACCTACAATCGCTTTCAATAGAAGAGTAATTAATAGTGCTGCTACAGATAGAGAAATCTTAATTGCATCATCAGACTTAGTAAGTTTATTAACAACAGGAAATCAATTAGTGATTACAAGAGGAAATTATTAATTGAAATAAAGTGAGGTTTGAGAAATGGATAAGAACCTATTACATGTTGGAGATCCAGTATATCAAACTTTAAGTGATTTTTTAGTTCATCCATTTGGAGTATCTATTACTGATGTAGGAGAAAAACTTAATCCAAAATATGAAAAGTTTAAATCTCTTATTAAAGTAGTAGGATATTCCATTTTGGATGAATCTTATTATATTCACGTTAAAGTTCCATCTGAATCACAACCAGGAAAAACATATGATGTTGTAATACAATTCATGCCAAAAACTGATACTATGGTTAAAGAACACACATTAGATTTTTATGTAATTCAATTCTTTTCAAATAGCCCTAGTTTTGTGTATAAATATGCAGCATTATACAAATTACATGGTTACATGATAGATGCTCTTCAAGAGAAGTTAAATCCTGAATATGCAGATACCCTCCCAGAGCAAGCTAACAAAAACATGGAACTTATGTACGACAAATCTATATATTTTGCTACAAAGTTTTTATATGATAACCGATTAACTTATCTATCTAAATCAGCTCTTAGATACACAAGAAAATTACAATTCAGAGATTTAGTAGATTCAGTATTAACTACTGAGGATTCTATGAAATCAACATCTTATGATGTTGAAAAGAAAGCGAGAGAAGAAGGAAGAGTTGATAGGTCATTAGTAGAAAAAAGTGTTAAAAGGATTATAGGTGATGTACAAAAACGAATGCCAACAAAAACAAATATAAAATCTCCTACACGTTCTACATTATCAGATTATCATAATCCAGTAAAACCAAAAACAACTGGAATATCTAAAAAGAAAAAGGTTGTAGCTAAAAGAAGTACCACTAAAAGATAAATATTTTATTGGTTTTTTATCATATGAATATATTATTTGTTTGGAGGTAAAAATATATAAAGGAGATTTGAAATGGGACGAAGAAAGAAAATTGAAATGGAAGAATCCGAAGTTTTAGAAACAACTGAAGATGGTGAACAAGTTGTTTCAAAACCAGTGATTGACAGGTCCACTCTTAAGGCGCCTATTAATGAATGGGTAGAAACTGATGAAGAGCGATATTTAACATATGAGCCACAAAAATGTTATATTGAATTTCATAAGATTTTTGGTATTAAGAGTTTGGCAGGATATCATGAATTTACGATTAGAAAAGATTCATATTCGAATCAACTACCAGTTATCTGTAGATATGTTAATTTCTTTATTCATGCATATGATAAAGAACATGAACTATTGACAGCTTATCTTCATCTTAAGTTTGTTACCGATAATGAAGATGGAGAAATTTATTTTACAGGTGAAGCACAACTAGGACAATTCATAGACCATATCTATGAAGTTATGTTTACACCGTCAATAATCAGAAAAATCCATCAGTTAGTTGATGATAATTATCTTGATGATATTGAGTCTGATGAAGGCTCTAAGAAATACATCACAAAAGAAAAGAAACATTTAGAATCTTTAGAGTTTACAAATGAACATATCAAAACTTTGTTAAAGATTAGTTTTGGTATTAAGATGATGAGTCCAGTAATTTTCCATTATTTGGCAAAAAATAAAATTATTGTAAATAAAACAACTCCTCATCTATTCAATGCATTTAAAGGTTTATTCGACATATTTAGTGATACATGCAATATGTATAACAAGTTGTTTGTCTATGTAAAAGCGAAGGTAATGGAGAATAAAAGTAATAATGATAAGATGTATGCTCAAAGAGAGATTCTTGGTATTGATGAATTTTCAGTAATTCATCGTTTCACTAGAGTTGTACTAATTAGTGAAAATTTAGTAAAATTCAAGTTTAATGAGAACTGGGATGAAAATGCAAAGAAATACAAAGAGAATATCACTGGGTTTATCAAGACAATAATAAAATATCAACTCATGTATTTCATTAAAGAGCAACATAGTAAAGGGTTCACAGAACTCACATATGCAAGAAATGCAGACGGTTTATCAGGTGTTGATAAAATGGAAATGCAACTTGAAAAACTTGATGAGGGAAGTATTATTATCGCAAAAGAATCTGTAACAGATGAAGTTGAAAGACTAATTAATGAATATGGATTTGAAATTACAGATGATGAACTTGATTATTATAAGAAACACTTTAATATTCAACCACTTCATCAAATGTTAATAACATCTTTATTTGCAGGAAATTTAGGTTCATTTAGAAATACATTAGGTATTTCTAGAGACAACTTTATTAGACTTGCATTAATTCTTAAGAAAAGAATTTTACGTGAATCTGGTTTTGACAATACGAATGTGTTTACTGATAGAGTTGCACTTCCGTATATTTTAACTGGAAACATTAAAGAGAAAATTAATACGCGTTTAATCAGAAATGCGAAGTTCAAAGAAGATTGTGAAGAAAGTTACATTATCGATGACTTACTTCATAATAAGTATAAATATTTGGAAGAGATTGATAAAGACTCAATTATGAGTATTTTATCCACTATTAATAATACTGTATTTACATATTGCTGTTATGAAAATCCAGATATTTATGGAACCGAAATTAACGTAGAAAAGAATTCAATTACAGACGAACTTGGATTTTTCTTAAGAACTATTTAACTATTATTCCTCATGAAATGCAGTAACAATGTGTTTCATGAGGTATTAAAAGAAAGGGGATTTAAAACATGAAATTTACATCTTACTTACAAGATAAATTTCCAATATTTAAAAAGAAAGAAAATATACTTGAAAAGAAAGGGTATCTATTAGTTGTAGCAAATGATAGAAAAGAGAAATGCTCTGTTAATTTAATATTTAATAGAGGTACAAAAACTTTTGATAAAAAGAAAATATTTGCTGTTAATATGATACCTTCTACATCATACTTTAAAGATATTTGTGAATGCTTTTCTGAAATCAATTATAAAAGAGAGTATAAAAGACTCTTAGCAGAAAGAGATAACTGTGGAATTTATTATGTAGAAACCAAGGTTATCGAAAAAGAAGAGAGAGTATTCGTTTCGGAAACTACAACTATAGAACTTTTCTATGTGCCTTCAAAAATGGAGTTAAACGTAGATAGGAAGGCTAAAAGAACATAAAAGTAAACTATAGAAAGGTGGTATGTTATTATGAAACTATACTTAAACTATACTGATATCTATTATAATAACAACTATGGTGAAGCAATTCTTGATAGTTTATACTATAATGGTAATATGAAATGGAAAAATAAAAGAAAAAGAATGATTTTTATATCAGGATTATTATCGATAATCTATATTTTATTTGCTCATTTCTTTATACCTGTTGAACTTAGAGAGACTATACATATATTTGATTTATATTTACCATTAACATCAATTACATGGTTAGTTGCTGAGTTTGATAGTTTGCTAAGAATGGAATCTGCTAAAAAACATTGTGTAAATCATAGAACCGATTCGAATAGTAAAGATATTTCACTTGCAGAAATGTGGCGTGTAGCATCATCAATTCTATATCAAAAAAATAAACATAGTGTTATCAGTTATACTATAATAACTCTTAGTACAGTCATGTTAGAATTATTTGCTGCTGATGATAATATCTCTACTATTATATTACTTTTATATTTACTTGCAAATATTTTCATTTATGAAGGAATAACTACGTTTTATACTATACCTAAACGTATAGATATATTAAGACCTGCAATAAAAGAAATTTTAGTAGATGATAAAGCATTTTATCCATTGATTGATGTTGATTTAATACTACTATATGATCAAGTAACTAGACATTTTATATCTAATGAACATATTTGTTCATCACGATTTTACATTAATAAGAAATTCTTTGATAGTAAATGTTTAGGTACTGTATTAATCGTTGATCCTATAACGTATAAATATATTGAATATAGGAATATCAATCAATCTATTATTGTGGTTGCTCCAGATTATGACCCTCAAGAAAATATAAATGATATAAATAGATTTCAGGTTAAAGATACTATTGATGCATTAGCATTAGCATATACACTCATTATTAAAGATGGTAAATATGATGAGCATAATATCTGGGCTATAAGTTCTAGTTTTATGAATGATAAAGAACTTATCAATCATACAAGACGAATACATGTTATAAAAAAATATAATGAATGCGATATAAATAAATCTCATACATTACCAGATGAATTTACATTATCTCGTATTTCATTTAAAAGAAGTAATGATACAGAAGTTATTAATGGTAACGGATGTTCTATTACACCTGTAATTTATAAGAGAAACCCAGAAAAAATATCATGATAGGAAGTGTGTGTAATGTACAGTAATATTTCAAACTTCTTATATGAAATAGCATATAAATCGATGCCATTAAGTGAATGGTTATCGATTGCTAGAAAATACAATTATCCATTTAGAGTCGATCAATCATATGTTTCAGGATTCTATATGTATATGGGTAATAAAAATGATGAAATAAGAGTGGTTTATGATTATCCAAGTGCATTTAATGTCGGAGAATTAGCTATTAAATTAATGGATAAACCATTTTATGATGCATTCCAGAAAAAAGATTACAATATATATCAAGTTAGTCTCCTAAGAGATTCTAACTGGAGAGATATATATGTTGAATTGGCTGGTGTTATTTACATAGACCATTGGAATCTTCATTATTCAATGGAGATTAGTCAAAAACATTATAACGCATTAAATGTGTTAAAAGAATATGGTTATGTAACAGATAAAGCATTAAAAAATCCTATATGGCATAATAAAATATGGGAAGGATTTTACAATGTCGGGATAGTTGCGAGAAAACCTAAACCTGATGGTACTTTTAGATATTACCATCCGTATGAATCAATCATGTTTGAAAATGTTCGAGAAGGCGTTATGGATTATTTACCTCCAGAAAAAAGAAATCCATATTATATCGAAAATTCATATGTGGCGTATGACATGATTGGAAATATTTTAGGCGTAGTTGGTCCTGACGAAGCATACAAATATTTAAAAGGTTAATTTTTAGAGTACAGAGAAACATCTCTGTACTCTAATTCTTTTTGTAAGATAGAAAAGACAATTTTTTAATATTACAATAAAGAGAGAATGATTATGGACAATAGACAAATAAAAGAAGAATTTATTTCAAAACTCACATCTAGACCAAATATATGGTATCGAAAAGTTAGTGACATTCAGTATGTGACAAGATGTTGTTTTTGTGGAGATAGTTCTGACCCATCACATGGTCATTTATATATTAAGGTGAATAAAGAAGATAATAGTCCAATAGTTTACAACTGTTTCAAGTGTCCAGCTAATGGAGTTGTAACAAAGGATGTTTGTGAACGTCTTGAAATTTATGATATAAACACATTATCTGGAATTGATACATTAAATAGTACTTGTGATAAGTATGATAAAAAACAGATTATGGGTGAGAAATTTATAAACTTCGATTTCAAACTTCCAAATCCTATATATGGACCAAAAGTTCAATATGTTGAAAATCGTTTAGGGAAACGATTCACAGAGGAAGATTGTAAAAACATGAAAATGGTTACATCGTTTTATCAATTTTTAACAGAGAATAATATAAAAGAATTGACATGTAGTCCAACTGTAGCAAGAATGCTTGAACTTAATTATGTAGGATTTCTATCATATGGAAACTCACATATTCTATTTCGAGATATAACTGAAAAATCAAATATTTCATGGATTAAATATCCTATTACCAGAAAATCATCGGAGAATAGAATATTTTATTCATTATCTTCACAAATTAATCCATTTACCGAAGGACTAATCACTATTAATTTATGTGAGGGTGTATTAGATGCTGTATCTGTATATCATAACTTAGGATACAATACAGAGAATACTATAACTATTGCAGTCACAGGTAAATATTATGAACCGATAGTTAGATTTCTAATAGGTTTAGGATTATTTGGTTCTAATGTACAACTTAATATATTTGCAGATAATGATGCAATGTTTAATCCTAAAAACAAAATGAAAGATACTAATATTGAATTTTATAGAAAGATTTTTTCTAATTTCAAGTACATATATAAATCGATAAAAGTCTTCTATAATATAAAGAACAAAGATTGTGGATATCCAAAAGATCAGATTATTCTGAAAGAGTATAAATTATAAGGAGAGATATTATGTCATTTACAATAAGACAAAATTTTCCAATATATTCAAGAGTTCTATTTTTATGGAACTCTATTCCTTATACAGGAACTGTAATGACTGTTGGAAAAGAATCATATGGAATCAAGTGTGATTCTGATATTTATAGTACAGATGTTAATCTTATCCCACGAGACGGGGATTTAATATTTGTAAAGAAATCTAATTGTATGAAAACTGGAGAGATTACACCTATTATATATAGGAATGGAGATATTTATGATAAAGAAAAATTCCCTACAGTTGCAACTGCATTCTATAGATTACCAAAGAAAACTATATATCCAGTATTAGCTGGAGATAAAAGAGAATTTATAAAATTAATTCCTGGTAATTTTATAATTTCATGTAAAAATGGAAAAGCGTATCGATATGTAAATATTGCTAAAAATTTAGTTTCACTAGTTCATGTTACAAATCCATATGAACGCAAGACACCTAACTGGCTGTTTCAAGAAGGAATTACAAGACAAGAACCTAATGAAAATACAATTGATGAGTTTGATATTGAATTTATACATGAAATACCAGAAGCATATATTGGATTTGATTATATCACATTAGTTGATAGAAACTTTTTAAATAAAGTATATTCAACTAGAACACATGATAACGTAGAAATAACAAAATTTGTTAGAACTAGAAAAGATGTTGATTTTGATAATTTACCAGAACACATCTTATATGATTTTAATATACATACAAAATAAAATAAGACTAGTAGAATTTCTACTAGTCTTATTTTTTTATTTTTCTTCACTAACAACTTCAAATGAGATACCTGAATCTGATGGAAAAATATCTGCAAAATCAACTTCCATAACTTTTCCATTAACTCTATTTTCAATATTATCCACATCAATTTTAATAGTTTCATGTAATTCTTTATTATCCATAAATTACTCCTCTTCAACTATTTCTTTATCAATTTCTTCAGTTGTTTCTTCTGAAGTAATTGACATTTGCATTGTAATATTTAATTGTTTTGTTTCTGACATATATTACACCCCATTACTTTCATCTGTAGTTTGTATAACAGGAACTTCTTCAGTTAATTCTTCTTCATCAGAGTCATTAAGTTCTTCTGAATCTTCCTCTTTAAGAGCTTCTGCAGCCATAGTTCTTTCATATAAATTGAAGATATCTTCATATCTCTTTCTTCCATTTAAACCAACATTGAGTTTTTCAAGTTGTTCAATCATATGAACTTTTTCTTCTTGAATTTTTGCTAATTCTTTTTCGAAATCTGATGGTGGAATAACATATGTTTTATCATAGAGTTGTCCAAGTTCAGCTCTAAGAGTATTCTCAATTTTAAGTTTTCTTTGTTGTTCAGCACGTTTTTCAGCTAAAATTCTTTCTGGATGATTTTTGTAAGATATATTTCTTTCTTCGAAATATTTATGTTTTTCTTCATTGTCAATAAATGAATAGAAATCTTTAATTACTCCAAGTAATGTTTGTTTCTCTTCATCAGTAGCATCCCCAGTTACTAAGTCTTTCAATGCGCCAATGATTGATGACATATAAAGATAATCTTTAGCATCATCAACATCCATATAGCTTATCCATCTGATAACATGATATAAGAATAAATCATTGTATACATGATACGATTCTGGTAAGAATTTTTCTTCGAGGCTGAAAAACATTCTATGAATATCAGGAGAAATTTCCATTCTCTTTAAATTTGTATAATATCGTTTCATTGTATAAGTTCCTTTAGTCATTTCAAAGAATCCAGAAATGATAGATTGAACTTCTTTTTTACCAACAGAATGTAATCTTTCATTTAAGAAAGTGAAATTCTGACTAATTTCAATTTGGTCAAGTTTATCACTCAATTCTTTTCTCTTTTTAGGATCTTCTTCTTCATCAAGATGATCTCTAAGTTTTTGAATTTGAGCGATTCTTGCTTCACGATATTCTGGTGATTTTAATGCTGCTGTAAATGAACGAGAAATATCAAGTCTTTCATCTTCTAAAACTTTGATATTTTCTTCAGCATCAATAATATTAGACATCTTTTCTCTCACTTTGAGAAGGATATCAATAGCAAATTCATGGAATGAAATAGTTTTATCATTTGAATGATAATACTCTTCTTTTATAATATCAAAATTACATTCGAATGATTTGAATAACCTAGAAATATCATCAATATTCCATATTTTAATAATATCTGGTTCTTCATTAAAAAGAAGAGATTCTGCAAATTCAATACTCATTCCAATATTTTCTAGATTTTTTGTGAATTTTTCTCTTTCGCCTACAACTACTTCTCTATACATAGACAGCATTCTGTCTACTTCTTCGATTTGAGTGTTAACAGATTTCATATTTTAAATCTCCTTTACAAATTAATTACATTATTGTGGGATTTAAAATAAATATCAATATAACAAAAATTTAATGATATGGTTAAACTTAAAATACTAATGTCGTTTTTTATATTCGGCATGCGAGTGATAGGATGTTTTTTGTTTTGAATGAATTCCATTGAGACTTTTTCGATATTTGTGACATTATATCGAACCTCTTAATCGTGTTAATTTCATAAGCGTATAACGATATATATTAATCATATCATTGGGACAAAAATAGAAGGAGTTATCTGCAGATAACTCCTTCTATTTTAAGAATTGAACACAATTATTAAGAAACTTTGATATTTAATATCATGCCTTTAAATAATTTGGTATTTTAACGCAGCTATATCTAATTTCACTCAGATACGCTTACATACTTGTTTACTTCAAATTAAATTCTCGTTTTATCAATTCATTAATTGCTTCTGGATTTATACAAATCATTATTGTATAAGTAAAATATCCAAAATCTTTATTCTTAAATCTTATTGTAAGATTTTCAAAATCTACATCATAATCAATTCCATAACTGATTAATTCTCCTTGCCTTCTAATACGAATATCAATAATTTCATTTAATAGATAACCTCGTTCTATATAATGTTTTATTGCTGTTATAATAGCAGGAGATAATAATTTAGAGAATTCAATATCATCATATTCTTTTGTCAAACGACATGTTGCTCTATTATATTGCATCCAACCAGTCTGTAAATTCCAGTCTTCTCTTAAAAGTACATCTGTAAATACTGGTATTATACTAGAATCATCTGGTAACGGTTGTCTTTTAATTTTGAATATCTTATCAGAGAATAAGAAATAAATTCCATTTGTATAAAATTCCATTCTTATTGTGAAATTAATCTGATAATTATCATTTATTTGACCATTTCTTTCACCATCATCAATGTCAATTTGAGGAATGGTTGTAATGATTTTTACCGGATGATATCTATAAAATTCATTACTATTTGTACTTCCTTGTAACTTATATGTTACAGGAGTATTACTATGTTGATTCATATAATTTAAAAATGGTTTCACTGAACCATTAGTATCAATAGGAACACCAGATAATTCTGAAATTGTATTCATCATTTCTACTGATAAGAAACTTTCAAAACAAGTATCCAAATCAAACGGACTATTCATAGGTATTTTATTCTTTAAATATGTAGCATAGTTAAGTTGTTGCATCAATGATGAAAATACTAAAACTACATCGACATACATTACAGTTCTATTTAATTGATACTTTATAGCAATCTGATTTCTATCATCAAAAAAGAATGGTTGAAGAGCATCTGGTCCATAATTATATGAATTATATAATAATCTATCTGTAATAGGAGTCCCCTGTAAAAATCTTTCATCATTAAAATCAACCCTTGGTCGAATCATTAATGCAGGTTTATTATTTTTACTGATATCATTATTAGTTCTTCTAAGTTGTCTATGTGCAATTTTAGAACTTACATTTATAGTCTTAAAAATAGTATCTCCATTATCTTTTTTAGGAAATTGATCTATTAACCATTTTTGAATAAATGCTACAGCATTACCATACATATGTGCACTTGATGGCATCATTTGTACATATTTTACAGGATGACTCAAAGGTTTCTTTTTCATAATATTTACCAACCTTTCTTAAGTCTTTTAAAGAAATGTCCTTAAATTATAACTAATTCTATATTTAAAAAATATATTATTTTTACGAGAATAAATATGAGAGGAGACCTAAATAATGGGACAACGAGAACTTAATATTGATGTAATGACATCCGAAACAAGAATGGAGCCAACTAAATATATTTTTGATACATTTAAATCATTAATTTATTTAGCATCTGAAAAGAAAAGGAGTGTAAAAATAGATTTCTTTCTTATGATTGATAAGGATAATCCATTGAAAAAAGAAGATATTACTGAAGAATTTTATAAATCACTACCGATACATATAGGAGATCAAATCATAATAATTCCAAATTATTATGATTATTTTGATGGTATTGTATCTATATATAATGACTTTGTAAAAGAATTTACTGAATATAAAGATATATTAAGTATTGATATTGATTTTGATGTTGAAAAAGTTACACTTATGAAGAAATATCAATTTCGTTCAATAATTATAAAAGAAAGTAAATTATTAGATGTTCATAGATTATTTAAAGATTCTTTTCCAATAATTAGAGTAAAAGAATTCGATAATCATTTTAAATTATGGAATGCTATTGATAAAGTTTTAGTAAAAGGTAGTTCTGATGGAGTTACTGAAATTAGTATATTGATAACTAATAGAACTATTATAGATGCTAAAAGTTATGAAAGGAATCATAATGCATTATATATCTCTACAGATAATGTCAGAAATATGTTAAATATAATAAGAAAACGATATGAATTATTAGGATTCTTAAGTGGATTTAATTGGATTATCGATGGTAGAGATTGTATATTATATCTTGGAAAACAAATTGTGGTTGAATAAAAGGAGAATGAGAATATGAATTTTGAAATGATTACATGTAAACATGATTTAGAAAATGAAAAAAGATTAAATGAAAGTATATACTACAGTGTTAAAACTGCTGTAAGAATGACATTTACTCATAACCCAAAAATATACATAGTATGTTTGAAAGATGAATTGGGAACTTGTGATTATGATGAAGATTATTATAAAGAACTCATTATTGATACAATAAAACCAAATTCATTCGGTACTATATTTGTCATTGGTTTTAGTAGAGATGGTGAAAAACAAAAATCTATTTCTGATTACATAACTAAAAAGATTGATGAATATACATCATCAGCAAATATAACAACTATGAGTTTAAAAGAGATTGATACTGATAAAATTAATGTATCATCAATTGCAATACCTATAAATACAGACTTAAACGTAAGTGATCTTATAAATATTGATGTATTATCACTTTCTGAAATGTCATTAGCATTTCCAGATCAAACTGAATCATTTGATAAGTGCGTATTTCAGAAAATAAATAAGAAAATATTTAAAAACTTATCAAATGGTATACTTCAGACCAATTTAATAATTACATCAGATTCTTCTAAGGTAATTGCAGATCATACAGAATTTGGACTAATGATAAAATCTATACATGTATATACAAGTGAAAATAATCTTACAACAGCTGTAGAAACTATATGTAATAGATATAGATTATTTGATTTTGAGATTGATAAAGAAAAATTAGATTCTCAAACTTATAAAATTGATTTAAGGAGATATGTATAAAATGAGTGAAAATTTAATTATCAGAGAGTTTGATGGAAATGTGTATAAACATGCTATACATATATCGAGTGCAGTTACAAAAAATATTGTTAATATAAGTTCACCACTTATAATATCAGTAACAATATGGGAAAATAAAAACCTGTGTAATCGATTCTTATCAGAATATGGTAGTAATAGATCTGGATTAGATTTAGATTATCATGTATGTAATTGTGAAGAAGGTGATGGTACAAATATTATAGAAAATGTATACGGTTCTTTATTTGAGTTAGGATTAGAAATGTCAACTTTACATAGAACGAAAGATTCTATTCTTATAAAAATAAATCCTATCTTAATGTCAGAACAAATATTGCTACTTGTTGATAGAATAAATACATTTTTATTATTTCCATCAAAAAATAAAAATAATAGAACTATAAATATAGATTATATTATAGAGTATATCCTTAATAGTTTATATATTAATATATTTAATGATATACATGAATTCGATATAATCATATCTAATGACAAAAGACGTAAAACTTTGTCTAGCGCTGATATTGCAATATCAATTAATAAAGACTTAAGCACAAATACATTTAAAGTTTGCGAAGTTATATGTAATCAATTAAATACATTATTTGACGAATTTATCGAATTTAAACATAATTCTGATGATATAAAATATGTTGATGATATAATTCATGTGACAGTTAAAAAAGAAAGAGAAGTCTAAACTTCTCTTTCTTTTTTATTCATTATCGATATTTACATTAAGTTCAAATGAAAAATCCTCATCCCTATCAATTGTAATGAGTTTACGTTCTCTTGTTGAAGAATCTTCAATAAGTGTCAAACCATATAATGTATTAGGGTCATCAGATACTGTAAATAATACAAAGTTATCATTTTCATATTGAAGAATTGTAAACATAATCATTTCATCTTCTTTTGTAAGATTTACCACAGCAATCTTACATTCAAGTTCAGCCTGTAAATACATTTTAAATTGCTCATCTATTAAGAAATTAATTTTTACAGTTTCTGGTTTATCTATATATTTTTTTATAAACTCCTTATCAAATCTTTCTAAATCCATTTTAAATGAATTTAAACCATTTGATGATAATTCATTTACTAAAGAATTATTCCCAAATACTGCAATATTTCTATGTGCCTCACCTGTAACATTGGAGTTTTCTAGTGATACACTTTCTGTATATGAATGAATAATAGTATCAGCTTCATCCATATCACCACTTACATATGTAGCAAGTATAAATGTAAATCCTCTAACTTTAGTTAAAATGTCATTTCCTGAATTTAAATAAAGCCAGAAATATGGATCCATACCAGTTTTATTTCCATAAATAAAATCCATAGGAATTCCATAGTTTTTATAGAAATTACACAAATTTCTAGCAAAAGATTTAGATGTATCAAAAGGATCTGTTTTTTGTGACATACATTTTCCAAGTCCTTCTAATAAAAGGAATAAATCATCATATACCACAAATTCTTCTTCTGTTTTCCAAATCTTATATAATGCTGTACATGCAGCAAAAACTTCATAAATAACATCATTTATTAAAAATCTTGCTACTTCATTAATAGTGATATTTGTTTGAGTATTTTTGATATAATTAACATATCCTTTTAAGAAAATGCAAGATCTTTTATAAGTCTCTATAATATCAGATACAGACTTTATTGTTAAAAAATTTAAGAAGTTCTTAAATTCATATATGAAATATTGAGGATGTGTTATAGCAACAGCACCATCAACATATCTAAGAACTCTATTTGTAAACCATTTGTACTGAATAGTCTTCTTAGTATCAAGTTCATATGCTTCATTAAACTTAGGAATAATTCCATAAAAATTTCTAAGTTTTTGATGTGTTGATTCATCTTGAGGACCATCAGCATATAATCCAACAGACATTGCATGTCTAATTGGAGTATCATATAATTCATAATATTTTCCAAGTAATCTAGCTCTAGATTCATCATTTATATTACATGAATTAATCTTTTTAACTAAATCAGTATAAATACTTTGATCCATTATTATTCCTTTCTATGGCATAAAGATTTTAGTATCTTCACCATTTTGAAATTTTTGTTTAGCTACAGAAAGAAATTGAAAAAATTTGAAATGATTTTTATCTTCAATCTTTAAGTAACTAAATGTACTTTTATTTGATTTCATAACTGCATCTTTTAATCGTTCTTTGACCTTATCAACATCTTGAATTTTATGATGCGTATTAGGATTAGAACCACCATCTTTAATCTCTATTTCTAAACCTAAAGATGGAATAAAGAAATCTGGAATATAAAAATGTTTTGCACCTTCGTATTCATAATAGTATGTATGAGGTGATGGAGCAATAATATCTTCTGGGTCGAAATTTAAATCCAAATCAAGAAATTCTAAGAATTCTCTTTCATAACTTCCAGTATATGGAATTTTAATTTTAGGATTTGTACTCCATATATGCTCTCCAGATATTCTTCTGTTAGCAAGCATTTTCTTTTGTTGTTCTGGGTCATTTAATAATGTAACCTTACCATACTTTCCAATCATTCTTTTTTTGAATTCTTCTCTGTATTTACATTTACATTTTGGATTGTTACAAAATCTATTATATTTATGAGTAGTTTCATTCCACTCAGTTTCATGTCCACAAATGACACATTTTCCATTTAATTTACCAGTCTTTTGATAGTAATAATATCTCCATCCTGAAAATCCTTCAGGTAAAAAATCCTTATGTTTTGTTTCTAAGTGTTTAGCATATCCATCTGGATCTAAAAAATATGTATCACAAAACTGGCAATGTATTTTTCTTCTATTTCGCATTTTAGTTGCCATTTATACATAACCAACCTTTCATGTTTCAATTAAAATATTGTCGTAAATATTTTTAGTAATAAACATTGTAATAAAATACTAATCTATTATCTTATATAATAGAACGTTTCAAGTTTGGATTCATGTTTTGATTGTGATTTCATATTTGGACTCCTTTGAAAGTAAAGATTTTTTATGTATGGTGAAAATAAAGAGAAGTGTCTGCATCACTTCTCTTTATTTCTCTTCTTGGTGAATGGACAAAGAGGAACCAATTTTGTTAAGTTAAATTTCTCTAGTTATCGATAATTTACGAAGATTACAGAAATCTTACTTAACAAAACTGCAACCAACAAACTAATCAAGAAAGATTTTATATAGATAAAGTAACTTTAGATGGTATTGGAGCAAATTATGTATATCAAACTATTAGAGATGGTTATGCATTATTAGCTGCAATATGCTATTCTAATGCACATTGGATATGTAGAGGTATAACTAGAGAACATACTAATGAAACAAAAGAAGTATATGTTTTACATTTTGATAGTGTATGGAATTCTAATGATCCTGCAGAATTTATTCTAATACAAGGAAAGATAGATTCTTAATATAATTAAAATTATTGGGGAACCAATTTTGTTAAGTTAAATTTCTCTAGTTATCGGTAATTTCCTTTGATTACAGAAAACTTACTTAACAAAACTGCAACCGATCACATGTTGGTATGGTTATACACTCTACAACATTAGATACTATGGAAAAGGTTATTGAAGAATATGGTGGTATAACTTGGATAAGAATTGATGATAGATTTTTACTTGGTGCTGGTGGCTCTTATGATGTTAATAGTATTGGTGGTGAAGCAAGTCATACATTAACTGTAAATGAAATGCCTCTTCATAATCATGCTCTTACAATGAACTGGGGTGTGAACTGGATATCAGCTGAAACAGGTGGTTCTTGGACAGCGAATTCAAATAAAGCAGTTGATAATGTCGAATATTCAACAGGTACAGGAGGAAATCAACCACATAATAATATGCCTCCATATAAAGCAGTATATATCTGGGAAAGAACTGAATAACTTTTATTAAATATATAAAAAATAAAGAATGATGAATTAACATCATTCTTTATTTTTCTTTTATAGTACCATTATACAAATACATGAACATCTCAAACTGGTCTGTCTTGAGATTATGTGGAAGTGGTCTCATTGTATCACCTGCAATTATATCAGGATTAAACACACCAGAAAATTCAGGATCTGATAGAGGTTCATATATGTACATTTGTTGATATAAATATTGGTATATTGTAAAGAATCCTAATTTACATAAATCAATTTTTAAGTCTAGTGACAAGTATCTTGGATTAAACATCTTATCTCTAAACATAGTGAATACTGTATCATCACTATTTATAATAGAATTCTTTTCTTCATCCCATGTACATACAATTTCCACATACGATTTTCCTATTGTATCTTTATCTGGTTTTGTTAAAAATCTAGTTGTTGTCAATTGTTGAGTTGGATATTGCCTTGAGAAATCACTGTAATTTTTATCACTAATTTCTCTCTTAACAAGTTTGAATTTATCCATATCTCTAAAATCCATAAATCTATTTGCTAATAATTTACTTGTAGTATATGCATATAGATAAGGTTCTAACTCTCTATTGTCATCATTATCTTTAAAATAAAATAGATAAATTGTCATCATCGTTCTATACCGCTTTCTATTAATCCATAAACATGATTTCCTACATCATCATGTAAAGGTGATGTCAATTGTGAAGTTCTATCTTCATTTAGTTTGAATACATGTTCAGAAAAAGAAGTTAATTTATATCTACTATCCTCAGATAAAATTTTAGACTTATCTGATTGAATTTCTTCTCCTGATACAGTATCCTTATTAAATTTTTGAATTGCTACAGAACTAATAGAACCTAGCATATTTTTTGGTAAATGTAATGCACTTCTTAATGCTTGTTGACCAGCTTGTGAAAACATAAGTTCAATAATATTTTGTCTATTCATATTTAAATCTCCCTTCATTTGTTTCATTCATGATTATAATATATCAATAAAAATGTGGTATAGACAAAAGTCTATACCACAAAATTTATTCTTCAAAAACATTTCCAAAACATGCTTCATACTCTTCATCAGATATAGTTAAATCACCATATGAATATAAAGCATATTCTGATGGGAATGATTTTTCTATTGTGTCTGATGTTAATAATCTTGGTGCACCAAGGATATTTTCCCAACGAGTTGTTGGATAAATAACTTTAACCTCAGTACCAACACCAGTAACTTTATTTTTAGCATGAAGAACAACGTCTTTTGCTTTTTGTAAAATACTCATATTAATACCTCCTATTCTTTAATAATTCCTGTATGGTTAATATGAACAGGATTATTTTCACTAGGAGTATCAGCATCAATTCTCGTATCTTCAAATACTTCTATTGCATAACATTCTGGGTGATCACCTAAGTTTACACTAGGGTCACTATTTGCAGTTTCTACTGGATAAATAGGACAATTATCAATGAAGTATTCTTTAGTAGGTTCTAAAATTTTTGCCATTTATAATACACCTCCTACACACTACCAGATACAGTTTCGATAAATACATTTTCAGCATTATTCGTTTCATCTGTAAATTCTACTGTATCACTTGTGTCATGATATAATCCTTTTTCCAAATCATAAAAGGTATCAATTGCTTGAGTTTCAGTAACATCTGTACCCTGAATATCTCTAATTTCTTCAGCCCATAATGTATCAACAGGGAATGCTTCAGGTTCAGTTTCTGATGACTGAATTGCTCTAGCACCACTACTTGTTGATAAATAAACTAAAGCTTTTTCAAGATAATCAACATCTACACATTGTGTAATTGATACATTTTCATTAGTTGGTAGTTGTGATGCACCAGATATAAAGTAGAAAATATCCAGTGATTGTAGGTTAACAACATTATCAACATCCATCAATCTATCTACGACAGAGTCAATTCCAGATGTTGTTAAAGTTGAACTCGCTAAGTATCTTTCATACTGAAGTTTAGGATCATATAACTTATTGATAGTTACATTGATACTATAGATATCTACAATATCTTTTTTGTATTCATCTGGAAAACGAACGTATGTATATTCATTAAGATTAATACATGTTGTAAATGATATCTCTCTTTCGATAATAAGTCCATCTTCATCAGCACCAGTAACTTTAATACTGATATCTGCTAATCCATTACAACCTTCCCAATTTTCCAAATGTTTCCATTCAGTATATAAATATGAAGATTCATAAAGATTAGATAAATCTAACCACTCTTCAAATGTTCTAGGAACAGTAGTAAAATTAATATACTCATGTTCTGAGAACTGACCAGCAAGATAACCACAGATAGTTTTATCACCAAATCTAGTAATAGGTTTGATATAAATACCATTTGTTTTATTTGAAATATCAAATGTATATTTAAGTTCATGGTTATCCATTAAAATATCTTTTTTATCTTCAGCCTCTAAAAATTCATCAATTGTAAATTTAGAGCCTAACAAATATGAGCCAGGATCATCAGGATATGCAAATCCTATTGATGATTGGAATTGAATATTAAATTCCTGAATAGCTTCATATAATGTATGAGATTTATGACGAAAACTTATAATCTTTCCATCTTGAGGTCTTTTTATATAAACTTCACCAGTAGTTTTATCACTCATGATTTCTCCTGGTTGACTCTGTTTATTTCTATCGATACTCAAGAAGGAAGCACCATATCTAACGTCAGAATCATAAGTCTTTTTATTTGACATTTTCCTTCTCTTCCTTTCTTAATTATTCCGCTTCACCCATAAGCATTACAAAAGATTTTTCTGGATCAGCATCCTTAGTATCTATAATTTCATACTCATTAGTTTCTGCATCATATATTCTTGCAGTAACATCTGGGTTTAAATAAATAACATCAGGATTATCATCTTCACCTTCTACTAAAAATTCTTTTGTAAAATTCGGGAATACTTCCGAGAAGTAAGCTTTATTAAATTGTACCTCGTCTGGATTTCCAAGCCCTAAAGGTAACAACTCTTCAAAGAAGAAAATTTTCATTTCTTCAATTAATCCACTTTCAATATCATATGTGATTGGAGATTCAATTAAATTATTAGGTTCAATAATTACATCTTCATGTTTAATTTTTTCTATATATGCATCAACGATTAATTTAATTTCTCCTTCAGAAATGAAAGACTCTTCAAATAAATCATTAATGGTATAGAAAAATTCTTCTCCATCTTTTAATACTTTAGAATATCCAAAGTATTCAAAATCTCTTTCTTTTTCAAATATTGAAAGTAAGTATTTACTTTTAACACCTCTAAACGCAGTATGATAAGGTCCAATTTTAAAGATATTTGGAAGTCCTAATCTTCTACCATTTACAAATACTTCATAGTATTCAGGGTCTAAAGGTTTATCAATATATTTTGAGAAGTCTATTATTTCATTAGGATCGAATTCATCCATTTCACAAATAATTTCTTTTGTGTATGGAGAATATTCAAATAAGTATTCATCACCTGTTTCGCAGAATATTCTTGATTGAATATATTCTCTCCCTTCAGAATTAATACTTCTAAATGTATTACTTGGTGCTAATCTACCATTGTAATACAACCTTGCTCTAGATACATCATGTTTTAATTTAATTTTAGTTAAATCAAAACGTGGATATCCATTTCTCTTTGCAACTCCATATGCAAAGAATGATGTTTTATTTACAATAACATCAACAGAGACTGATTCACTAATATCAACATTTGTTAATTGAATATTGATATCAGTTACAATTCCATACTTATTTTCAATATTATGATTTTCATCATACATTGAATATGGAATTTCATGTCTTATAAGTTGTAATATGTAATCATCTTTATTTAATGTAGAACCATTGAGTTTAATAAGAACATCATTCATGGTATATTCTATATGCTCATTTTCTACGATATGGACAGTTTTCCATTCAGTATTATCAGTGAATTCTAATGTCTGAATAAATGCATCATCCATAGACCATTCTAATTCCATCATGATATAACTATTCTCTGATACAGCATTTGTAGGTAAGTATAAGTAATCAGTACCTAAACTATTTACTATTACAACATCAGAGCAAAGTAAACCATCAATATATACTTTCATCTTAAGTATATCTTCTCCATGATTTCTGAATGCAAAGACATATCTGTTTGTAAGATTTGTTAGTTCAACATAATCACCAACTTTTACATTTGGTAATAAAATTTTTACATCATCGATAAATACTTCATTTTCTTTATCATATGATTTGGAATCTGATACTAATAAAGCATTCGGATTACTTTCATCAGTTAATATACACTCAGATGCAAATAAAATAGAGTTATGCTCTCTATCTTCTAATCTAGTACTTCGTCTAAATCTACCAGATAAGTTAATTGTATTTGTGAAGAAATGGAATAAAGTTTCTTTTCTTCTTTCTTTCTTAACATATTCTGGAAGAACTTTCCAATCAGCACGAATAAATTCCATCATCTTGCTAATTTTATATTGAAGTGGTATTTCATCACCTTTATAATTATCGATAAAATCTGGTGTCCCATAATTATATCTGTAATCAGAATATTCTAACATCTTTTCAAATAATGAATAGAATATATTCAGGTAATCACCTTCCAATTTCATTTTCTCTGTATCTAAAGATGATAATTCATCTTCTGATAACTTTAAGAACTGATTTATATTGTAATCAGTATCTCTAAAATATACTTTATTTATAACTTCCTCTAATGAATATTTGTTGTTATATCTAAACATCAAATAATCCCAATAGAAGTCTGTTATAGATGTATATTCAACTTCAGGCATTTCTTTATAAAAGAAATAAATTTGGTATTTATCACCTTTTTCCTGTTCTATATCATTTACTTGATATATATTTGGATAGTGTAAATTAACAGAACATCCATAAGAAGGTTCATATCTATCAACTTTACTATCTACGTATACAGCCTTCATGACTAATATATTATCTTCAGGAATAGGCATTGATAACATTTCATTATTTATTTTAGGTATGAAAAATTCAGATTCTGGTTTTTCAATATAGTTATTATTTATATAATAACCACGCATTCTTGTACTGACTGTATTGTCATTTGAAATACCTTTAAAATCATACCTATATAAATCTTGAAAGAAAATGATTGAAACTTCAAAGATATTAACTTTTGACGAATTAACCAATTCTTTCAATCGTTTATCTGTATCGAATATAAACATATTGGTTTCATCTACTTTAGTTACAGGAATTAAATGTGATGAATGTTTTTCACCCTGTCCTTTAACTGTCATAAAGTAAGAACCTTTTTTATCCATTTTTAAATTAGATAGAGGAATAATACCCGATAAAATCATATCTTTATCATACACAGATACTTCAATATTTGTATTTGGAATAAAGAGTATACATACATCATGAAAGATTTGTGATTCTTTTGTATTATATAAATCTTTAGCATTCATATGATTGAAGATAATCTTTGTACCTTGTTCCAATGGATAAATACTGATATCCATTCTAACCTCATTATCAATAATTGCTATAGGAATCTCTCTAAAGATTTTGCTATTATTGAGTAGAGTTCCCATAGATAAATCAGTTCTATAAAAACTAGATCTTCTGAAAATTTCTTTTGTTTCTGGTGGAATAATATCATGATCTATATTAACAGATACTCTTCTTTTGTTATCTAAATACAGATCACCAAATCTAACTTCACCAAATTCGGCTAATATTCTTTTTAGTTTAGAAATTTCATTTTCATCTGGATTCTCAGATTTTTCTAACTCCATCAACATATCACCATATGTTTTTAGACCAGTTTGAATATCACTGTAAGTTGTAGTTAACAAAAACTCTCTAGTCTGAAAATGATGACGTGAATAATTAACGGAATCTTGCTGCATTCTATATAAAAAAGAATATGAAGATTCCATTGTATCTTTTAATGTATCATTAACATCAGTTTCTCTAAAAGAGTTATTAATTTCAGTTTCTTTCAATAATTTCTCCAGTGTATCTGGTAAACCAATAATAGGTTCCCAATTTGAAATTGGAGTCATATTAACACCTACTTTCTATAATCTTTCAGTATTAGAATAATGTTTTTTTCATATTAATCAGGTAAAAATATTAATATATTATATTTATGAGTATTATTATAAGGGGTGATTAAATGAGGGAATACTATGGTGGACTTCCAAATTTACCTACAACATCGATAAAAGATTTTGATAAAGAAACTATAAGTGAAAAATGGATAGATATTATAAGAAAAGAAAATAAAACTATTGGTTCTGAATCTGATATCAATTTTCAATATTATGAAACTCTGGAGTATTTATTAACTGAATATTATGAAGTATTTAGTGGTGAAATTATAAAATCATTTATGCATAGTATACTGGATTATTTTAATGCTTTAGATTATGATGATTTTGAAATTGAATATATTGATTTTGAATTACTAATTAATTTATTAAGATATCCATGGAAAGGTACTGCAGATGATATATATCTATCACATATGTATATGTGTGATAAAAGTATTATTTCAATATTAAATGATGAAACTATTGATAGTATTGATTTACTCCATAATACAAGAATTGATGATGGTATTGGATTTACATTTAAACCATTTAAAATTATATCAAGAAATTACTATGATGTAGTATCTCAAAAATTAATAGACGACAGAAGGAGATATATTTATGGATGTATCGATAGCGAAGTGTTCTTATATTGATGAAGATTATAATTGTACAGAGTATATTTCACCAGATTTTTCTGAATATGTATATATAGATTGTGAGAAAGATTTATTGGAAAAATTAGATATTGATAGAGGATTTATAACTATAGAAAGTAGAAAAATTAATGTAGATGAAATACTACAAATTCAGTTTGATATATTAAAATTACTTGTCCCAGATTGTATTCATAATGAATATTTTATATATTTAAATAACTATATAAAATATCAAATACGCAATATATCTAATTCAATATATGGTATATATCCAAACAAATCAATATATCAAGACATATCATATTCTAGTATTTTAGAACGTGCTGAAAGAGGTATATCAATAAATCAAATTGTGAAAGATGTATTAATTATTTATGATACAGTATCAGAATTTTATTGTAAAAAAGAAATTAAAAATTATGGAAAGGTTTTTGAAAGAAATGATAGAGAATTCATTCAATCGCACAACTGGGGAAATAAATGAAATACGAAGATTTAAAGGGAAAAACTCTAAATTTATAAAACCTGATGAAGTAATAATAAATAAATTATATAATACAATAGTGTCAGATATATTCAATGGTGGTTTTTATCAAGCTACTATACTTTTAGAAATGATGTTTTTGTATGTACCAGATAGTTTACAAAGAAGTATTGCTGATATCATAGATAGAATATCTGATGGTGATGAAAGTATATTTGAAGACTGCTCAGATAAAGATAAATTTGAGATGTTTGATTATGATGTAAACAAATATGAATATCAGGTAATAATTGATGTTATAAATAATACAAGAGTTGCACTCCCTGATAATTTTTCTATTCAAGTAATAAATGATTCATACGAATCTAATAATATAAGTAAATCTATGTTAATAGATAATAGGAAAACATCAGATCATTTTATTAAAAGAGAAGTGTTTAATATAGATGCCCTTATACGTAGTAGACAATGTGATATTAGGCATAAATCATATTATGGAGGATAAAATAAAAATGGAAATGATATCTGTAGATTATATGGATACGCATATACAAGAAAAGGTTTTATTCGATACATCACAAATATCTGGAAATGAAATACATATAGAGCGAAATAAAATTAAACATAGTTATATTGATGCTGAAATAAATTATGAAGATTATATCATTTCTCTAAATAGTATTTATGATGTAACATCTGATGCTCTTATAAGAGCATCATTAATTATGCAAAATATACCTATAGAATATAGAGGGAGTTTATATGAAATATTTAAACTTAATATCCCAGAAGTTGCTCAAGAAGTGGTGTATTTAAGAATATCTGATGAGTTATATTCTCTTCACTGGTATCAAGAGTTATATGAACCATTTAATATCACATTGGATATATTATATAAAGCTTTAGTATATCCATATTTAGTATCTTATTTTACTGGTGAAACGACTTATAGAAATAAAACTCTAGTTACATATCTAGATATGATAGAT